TCACATCGCCGGGAACAAGGCCGCTGGTGCCGTCCACCAGAAATTCAAATACATCCTTACGGGCCATGGCTACCTCCCGCCGCCGACACGGCGTTCGCGCAGCCGGGTGACTGCGGCATCAAATTCGGCTTTGGTAACGGACTTGTCGTCCGTCCAGCTCTCTGCGCGGAGCATGCCTGCGAGTTCCCACGGTTTCAGGCCGTGTATGGCAGCCAGTTCGGCCACCTGCTGCAATGCGGCGCGGTCTGAGCCGGAGAGCGGCTCATCTTTTTTTCCCTTACTCACGTCCTGCCTCCTGATAGGTTGCATTAGGCGTTACATCCAGAATCCACGGGGTTTCCGTGTCGTCTGTCAGCATGGCGCTGAATTCTATATGGTAAACTTTCGACCATTTCTTGAGCACCTCCACCAAAGCGGAAGTGAAACCCCGCCAATCCGCGCTGGATACGGAACACGTGACACGGTTGCCGGAAGGGTCGGCAAACTGTCGGGGCAAGGCCCGGACAAAGGATTCGCACAGGGTATCAAACGTGGACTCATCATTCGTCCACAGGGTGACGGTGATGGGCTGCCGCACCCGATACAGCCTGCGCCGCAGGGTGCGCTTTCGCTCCGGCTCTGCCGGAGACGCGAATTTACCCACAACGCCGCCCGCCTTATTCAAGCGCTGCGTCTCCCAACGGACATCGATGCGCGGCACCGGCAATGTGATGTCGTCAGCATCTTCGGGATTCAGCACCACGGCCCCTTCCGGTATTCCGGCGGCCGCTGCGGCCTCTATGATCTGGTCGAAAAGGAAATTTCTCATATTGGTTGTCATCCACCCAGCAGGGCTTGGCGCATGTGCTGCACCATCATCTCCCGCACTTCCTTGACGTCTTCCCCGGACAGACCGAGGTAGGTACGCTCAGGTATCGTTACCTGATCAACTTGGGCAAAGCCGCCACCCGGCAACGGGAACTTGAGCTTGCCTTTCTTGCCCCTGATGGTTCCCCCGCGCTGATGGATGGCCGCATATTTCATGCTGGTGCCGATCGTGACCTTGGCCGGGCTGGCTGCGTACCCTATGGATTTTTTGAGAGTTCCCTTGTCCGTCAGGGTAACGCCGCCTTCGTTCCTGGCCCGGAGTGATGGCTCCCATTTGGAACCGTCCGGGCGCTCCTGATCTTCAAAACGTTGGTGCGTACTGGAAACGAGCGCCTCGCCGATAGCCTCGGCCAGCTGCTGGGTGCGCTGGGCATGCGATATGCCCGCATCCACGGCCCGCATCAGGCCGTCCATGGGCATGGAGAAGGATGCGCCAGCCATCAGCGCCACCCCTTGAGGTTCAGTGTTGCCGGACGCGTCACCACGGCCAGGGTGCCGTTGGCCCCTGTCGAAGGTTCCAGCCCCAGCTCATCCAGCCCCAGCTCCAGCTTGTTATCCCGGATCAGAGCCAAGTCCTTGCGGGCCTGCTTATAGAGATCCTGCAGCACCAGCAGCTTGTTGCCTGCGTTGGTGTCGTCCTTCACCGCCGTTATGCCGCCGATAGCTTCATACGCCGCCATGACAGCCGCCATGCGCTTGATGGTTTCAGGCACTGTGACGAGCGGCAGCACGTAATGACGGCGAAGAGCATCGTCGATGGCACCACACACGCTGGCGATCTTTCGTCCCACGATGCCGGGCGTTACCTTGTCTGCCGCATCCAGATACGCGGCAGGAATGTAGTCGTGCAGGTCGTCTCGTTCGCAGTACATGCTTGTTCCGGGCGTTTTGAACTAGTTTTGAACTAGTGTTACAGGTTCGACTCGGCCCGACATCCAGAGGGCCTTGTTCAGGCCCTCTGGAGCGGTCTTCGCACAGTGGGGGATTACGCGAGGACGGTGGCCTTGACCGTGGCCTCGGGGGCGACAGCCGGCAGCGGCTTGGATTCGCCGACCAGCAGGATGCCGGAAGGGTTGTCCCGCTTGATGGGCTTGATGAACATGGGCATGGCGTGCAGGTTGGCGTCCAGATCGTCCACGGGGCCGTAGAAGAAGGCCGTATTGCCGGTGGCAATCATGCGGACTTCCTTGTCGTCCAGCTTGGGCTTGGTGGTCTTGGTGGACGGGTCATAGTAGGTTTCGGCCATCTTGCGGATGGTGTGACCACCAAGCGAGATGGAGCCGTCCTTTTCCACCAGAACGGGAATTTTGGGCTTGTCGGTGGCCTCAATGAGCTTGAGCACCGTGGAAAAAGCCAGTCTCCCGGCAAACGTGATCTTGGAACCGCCATACCCGGCCTTGTCGAGGTCCGTGGCCATGTCTTCCAACAATTCGTACACAATCATGAGACTCGCATCGGCATGGTCCCATTTCTCAGCAGCTGCCAAGGCATGATCGAGCGGAGCTCCGTAATCCACCTGATACGTGGTGAAAGAGCCGTTGGACTGCAGCAGAGGATAAGCAATCCGGCCATCGAAGGCGGCCTGGGCGCAGAGAACTTCCGACGTGAGGCGGGCCGCCCTTCGCAGAGCCAGCTGCTTGCGATTGGACCACTGCTCCAGCGTGGTGGGGCTGGCGATCTTGAGGTTGTTAAGATCCACGGCGCTCAGCTCGTCATGGATACGCACCGGCAGGGGTTCGATGTAGGAGGTCTCAGTATCTTCGCCACGCAAGGGAATGGACGCACTGCCACGGCGCACAACCGGCACGGCACCTACAACCTGCTTGATGTCGGAGACAGGAATGACGGGGGATTCATAGTTCGCCCGCACGTCCGCCGGGAACAGCAGGTCCATGACCGTAGTGGTCAGAGGCGGAGCGGCCTCGAACCGCCTGGCGATACGAGCTGCGGTAAAATACGGCTTCAGATCAAACATGGGCTACACACTCTCCTCAGCGTAGATGTGGCGCTCTTCGAGTTTGACGAGGGTTGCGGCATCCGGTGCAGCGCCGCCGGACACGGTGAGCAGGTCGGCGCGGACGCGGCCCAGCACGCACAGGGAGATGCCGGGGTCGGTACCTGCCGCATTGCAGGTGGCCACGCCTTTGACAGTCTGCGCGGGGTCAGCCGCAGGGTCATAGATGACGGCTTTTCCCGCATCCAAAGCGACGACTGCGCCCATGGGGATGACGGCAGCGGCCTGCTTGGGGTATTCGCGTTCAATGTGCGGACCGGTACCGGTCGTGACACTGACGACCGTGTGGCTGGTACGCATGACTGCATCATGTACACTCATGGTTTATTCCCCTAGAACTTGGCGGCAAGGCCGCTGGTGTTGACGGTTTCTTCACCGCCGGGCTTCTGATCGGGCGAAGAAAATTCAAACAGCCCGTGGGCCTGACGCCCTTCAAGCCAGTTGAAGAAGTGATCTTCAACGGTTTTCTTTCCTTCGCCCTCGCTGAAGCAGATTTCATCGCCGGGCTTGCCGCCAAGGCGCTCTGCAAACGCGAGGATGCGGTCTTTTTCCGCGGGCAGCACTTTGCCATCCTTGATCAGGGCATCAACCTTGGCCGTGCGGGCCTCTTTGGCCTTTGCCGCCTGTGCCTCGGCGAAGCTCTTTTCTGCCGCTTCCCTGGCCTTGTTGGCATCAGCTGCGGACTTGTCGGCATCGGCCTTTTCCTTTTCCAGCCGGGCGTTGTCCGCCTTCAGTTTTTCAATGAGTTCCTTGTCGCCCATTGTGTTCTCCGTGCCGGTGATACCCGGCTGGTTTGGTGCCGGTTGCCCCGGCGTCTCCGAAAAGTCGAAGTGAATCTCAGTTGTGTCTTCCCCGGAGCCGAGGTTGATATCGCCCAAGCCTTTGATAGCTGGCGGGGTCGCTCCGAGCAGGCCGACATGCCGGAGGGTTCCATCCGGGTAGAGACTCATGCTGACCTTTTTATAGTGGCCATTATCCACGGCTTTCTTCAGGCTGTCGGGAACCTGGGCAAACTGTGCCAATAAATATTCCCCTTCACGTTTGAGACGATTCACCCACCCGAAAGCCGGGCCGTTGTTCGCAGGATGGCCCAGCACCAGCGGGGCTTCGTGGTCCTTGGGGTTATAGGCGGCCACGACTTTGTCGAAGTCTGCCTCCGTCAGTTGCACCTGCTGGCCGGACATGGCGGTATGCAGGCCGGTGCGGCCTATCTTGGTCCATTTCATGGCGTTTCTCCTTGGGGGTTGGTTGACTCGCCGGAATGGCGGGCGTATTCTATAAGCAGATAGTTCATGCGGCGTACCCTGAACCTCGTCCGGGTGAGGGTAGAAGCAAGGGTGTCGCAGGCTCGGAAGCCCGGTTCTTCCGGGCCATTGTTTTTTTAGGGCTCGCGGTACAGCAGCGCTCCCTGCCGCTGGCGCTCCATGTATTTGAGCATGGCAGCTTCGTTGCCGAGCTTGGGGGTAAAGGTGGTGGCTCCCTGCCATTCACGGCCCCGCACCAGATTGAACACGGCAAAGCCCCCAATCCTGGCTTCCTCCTCATCCCGGAACAGCCTGATCAGCCGCAACACCGGCATAGGCTTTCCTGCCACCTCCGCTGGCACCTGCCAGACCTCCCACGGTTCTTTGACAGTTCTGGCCAACAGCTTCAGATATTGCTCACGGCCACTCTTCAGCACTTTCCAACCGCCTGTTTTCTTGTCGATAAACAATCCCTTGCCGATAACGACGGGGATACCGCCCGGAATCGTATGCACAGCGCTGGCATTGATATCGGCAAGGTTGAACTCTTTGAGGAAGGCAGCCACATACTCTTCCGCCTTCAGGCCCCCGGGCAGAATGTCCTTTGCCGTAACCGGCAGGATGTGGCGCTTGGCCAATGAGGCCAGTGGCGGCCTGCACGGGGCACCGGCTTGTGGATCGGCAAAGGATGTGCCGCCGGTGCGGCAAAGCGTGGGAAGAGGCAGGTCTTTGATCTTGGCGTCCAGTTCCGAAGGTGCGAGTCCATGTAACCAGTCTTGCCCCACGTTTCCCGCAAAGCCGGCATCGGGCACCGGGCGACGGGCCGGAAGACGATTGCCTGTGCGCGGGTCCACCGGTTCAATGAGGTCCGGCATATCCTTCTGGATTTCCACACCGCTTTGCTTGGCCTGCCGCTCAGAAAGCGTTTGCACTGTGCAGCGGCAGGCGAAGCCGTTGGGTGGATAATAGGTGCTCCAGAATTCATGATCGTGGGGATAGACAAGCCCATGCAGCGCCAAATGATCCGGGCGGGTGCGTTTGTCGGCCACGGCCACATAGCGCCAGTAGGGACGCAAAGCCGTGGTACGCTGCATCTGTGCAAAACGCCCGGCCATGTAGGCGCTCTGTACGTTGGTGCGGTAGATGTTCTCCAGCCGCCAGCGCGGCAGCCTGGCTCCCTCCAGTACGGCGTCCATACGCCCCTTGAAGTCTTTGAGAGTTTCCCCGTTGGCCATGGCTTCATGGACAGCCTGTTGCACGGCGGCTATCTGGTCCTGCCGGGACAGCCCCGACACGGCGAAGGCACGTGCGCGGGCCTGCCCGGAAAGGTTCTTGAACACCTCCGGGGTGACGGACACCTTGTCCTGCCAATAGGCAAGGGCCTCTTTGGGGGGCAGCGCTACAGGCTCAACGGTCATCGGACTTGCTCTGCATGGCGTAACGGCCGAAGAGGTCCGCATTGGTCAACAGGTCGCCCATGAAAGCGGCTTGCTCATCCTCGTCCATGGACTTGCCGAGCAGCTCCGCCAGCATGAGCTGCAAGTCCTCCCACGATTCTGCGGCCTGCAGCACAGTCTTGACCTCGGCCATGAATTTCTCATTTCGCTTGGCAGCTTCCGGCAGGCTCGTTTTCACGAAGGCATCTAAAACTTGTTGATACGGGTCCGAATTGCCTGCCGTATCGTGCTCGGCAAAGTCCGTGTCTCCGGCTGCAGTGGCGTTGGGTTCTTTGTGATTCGGCGCGTCTTCTGGTTCGCCATCCAGCTCGAACTCATCTTCCGTGAGATCATAGGTCCTCACGAAATAGGTTTTCTTGAACCGCACACCGAGATTCTTCAGCTTGGTGTCCAATTCAGCCTGCGCGGCGTAGTCATCAGGTTCCACGTAACTGAAGAGAGGCGCAAATTCGCCCGCCGCGTTGACCTGCATATAGGCCCACGCGATATTGTTCATGGCGGTTTCCACCATGAGAGCGTCAGCATCAGAATAATCGCCAAGTAGTTGGTAATGGGTCTGCGTGGCCGCGTTGGAGTGCCCGTTCCCCACATCGCTGGTCAGGGTCTGCCCCTTGATCACCTTGTTGATGGATTTGTCCCAGTGAGTGATGAATTCAAGGTGCTGGGAACCACCCTTGGCAGAAAACTCCACGGCTTCCACCTTGGCCCCGTTTGGCACGACGGCAACAGCGTCCTGCACCATGGCGGCAAGGTCGGCGGCCATGCGGTTGATCTCAGGCTGTGTGGCACTGGCGCGGGCGGTGCCGAGCAGCCACGGCTGCCCGTATTTCTCCGTGAACCGGCACCAGAATTCGATGCCGCCACGCTTGAAGGCCACAGGCCAGAGGCAACGGGACAGGAGACGCAGCCCATACGGGTTCTTGTAGGTGGGAAAATGGCGGGCCAGCACAAACTTATACGGGTGCACCGGCCGGGCCTGCGTAAAGAACTCACCCCGGAACATGAGCCGGTTGTCATCATCGAAGGCAAACCACTCCACCGGCTTTGGGTCAGCCGCGACCAGGCGAAGCCGTCCACCATCCGGGACAAACACAAGTTCTATGGGCGTCATGCCGAAGTACGGCGCATCGAGGATGCCACTGATCAGCACATCCATGTCCAGTTGCTCAAAGTCCCGGACAATATCGTCGCACAGCCGTTCGGCCTGTGCAGTGGGCTCCTCCCCATTGGCGGCCCCCGGAGAAAAACGATACTCGCGGCGGTTCAAGGTCTTGAGCTTGCGGGACTGAATAGCCTGTGTGACCTCATCATCGGCCATAAGGTCTTCCAATACGTGGACGCTGTCCCCGCGCTTACGGAGCACCGGATCAGGGTCCGGCAGCCAGCCCAGAGCCGCGCCGAGATCGAAGCCACCGAGGGCATTGCGGCGGGTGGCCAGTTCCTCACTCAGGGCGGCGCGTTCGGAGGCACTGGAGAAATCAATTACGGACCCATCAGGTCCGTACAATACGGGTGTCTTCATGTAATCCTCGTTAGTATCCGTGCGTCATTCTGCGGGCCATTCCACCACCAGCGGTTGCACAGGCCCACTCCTCACCGGCTTCGATGCTGTTGCGGGCATACAGGGCCAAAGCCAGTGCCACAGCGCTGTCGCAGTGACGTTGCCCATCTTTGCCCTTGATGCTGGCCTCCGGCGGGCGTGCAATGCCCTTGAACACCTTGATGCCGCGTAAATCGTCCAGCACTCCGGCATCCTTGGGTAGCAGTATGGTGCGGTCTTCCAGCCGGGCCTTGAGCGGGGGCATGTGCTCCCGGTACCAGCCCTGTGACAGCATCACCTCTTGGATCAGCTCCGGGCCGTACCGCTGCCGGGCGTATTCCGCGAGGGCCTGCCCGTTGCCGCGTGCGTCCAGCGCCCCACCGGAAAAGCGCGGCAGGCGGTCTACAAAGTAGGCCAGCATCTGTTCCTGTGTGCGGTACGGGGCGTTGCGGAGTTCCAGCAGGAACGGTGTAACGAGGGAAAGGTTCTCCAGTTCGAGAAGCGGAACATCGACGGTCAGGTCACCGGAACGGCCGAAGTCTTCACCGAAGAAATGACGGCACCCACCATATTCACGGTGGAGCTTATCCAGCAGGGGGCGGAGTTCGCCTTCGCACCAGTCCTGCACCTCGCGGTAGGCCCGGTCCAGTGGCCAGTCCACGAAGTTCGCCGTGGGAGGAGACCAACGCAGCACGGGGATCTCGGCACTCATGCAAGGTTCAATAAGGTTGCGGCTTAGCCAATTGCCGCTTGAGCGGCTGGGGACGCAGAAGAGTTCCTCGTCCGCGCCATCGCCATAATCGGCAATAAGCTTCTGCCGCCATCGGATCTCCGCTTCCACGCTCCACGTCAGGCCTTTGGCCGAGCAGATGGCTTTGTACAGCCCTTCGGCCAACGCATCATCAAGGTCGGTGCGGTGCAGAGAGTACTCCCGTTTTCCCGCCCTGATATCCTGAATATATTGGTTGAACTCGGAATCTTCGCCGTTGTGTGTGGAGATTACGGCCACGTCGCCGCCCCACATGGTGAGCGCGATGGCGGCCTTGAGCAGTTCGCCGAGGTCCTCTACGAACGCGGCTTCGTCTATCCGCACCCGGCCCTGCTTGGAGCGCAGGTTTGAAGGATTGGACGAAAGGCCTTGCACCACATGACCGGAAGCGAACCGGACCTGATAAATGGTGACGTCCTTGTCCTCATCCGCCAGCACGATTTCTTCCAGTTCTCCGGCAACAAGGTTGAACTTCTTGGCCCAGCCCGCCACATCGGCCACATACTGCCTGGTCATGTCTTTGTTGTAGGAGAGGTAGTATGTGGACATACCGCCATCATCCTTGACTTTGGAGGCAACAAGGGCGCTGTCTGCGGCATCGCCCCACGAGGCGCCGATACGGCGGGATTTCTCCCAGAATTTGACCGGGGCGCGGTCGTTGATCCAACGCTTCTGGTACGGCAGCAGCTTGGCCATCAGATGATCCCCCTACAATATCTCGCGGATACGGGCTTCCAGATCAGCGGAGAGCCCCTTGGTCTTGGTGGTATCTTCCGCGGGCCTGGCTGCAGCTTCCATCTCTGTCACCAGCTTCAGTGCCTTTTGCACGTCGGCTACGGCCTTGAAGTCAATATCCTCCGGCGAGGCAAGCAGCATGGCCAGCTTGGTTTCAATGGCTTCACGCAGGGCTTTGACGGCGTCTCCGGCGGTGCGGATGGGGCGTTTTTCACTTCGGGTGGCAGCTTCCAGAGCCTTGCCCGCGCGTTCCGCTTCGGCCTGTCGCATGGCCAGAGATTCCAGCGAGGCCACGGCAAAGCCGGTTTGGGCATCTTTCGAATCGATCAACTTCTTCAGCATGACCGACCGGGCCATGATGGTGTCCGCACGAAGTTCCGCCTCGGCCTGTGCGATACGGTCCCGCTTTTTGCGCCAGCCGTACTTCTCTGACCACCGCTTGAGCGTAGATTCGGCGACACCGACTTCCTTGGCGACCTCACGGTAAGACAAGCGGGCCACGCAGTAGAGTTCCTGCGACTTCCAGACTGTTTCCGGCTGATGTTCACGCCCGCGTTGAATGGTGCCCATGATACTAGCCCCGGCTCAGGTTGGGACGCTTGACACCCGGCGCGGTGGCGCGGCACTTGGCCACGTCTTCGCCTCTGGCGGTAAGGGTGGCCACAAGGCAGGAATCTCCATCCAGCGTTACAAGGCCTTGTTCAGCAAGCCACGCCAGTTCTGTACGCATTTTGTCCCTGCTGGGGGCGAAACCGTATTCACCCACGGCATCAGCAATGAGGCTTTCGTTAGAGCGCATGGCAGGCGATTCATCCAGCAAGCGCAAAATGGTGATGCGCAGATGTTCCGTTACATGTTCCGAATAACTCACTTGCTTCCTCCATTAAGCAGATAACTTTCCTGCCGCTCCAGAACGCGGTCCAGTTTGTCCACAACACGCTCCACACCACCAAGTTTTTCATTGGTGGCGCGGACATCACCGCGTAGCCCTTCGATGGCCAGCGCGAGATTATGCAGGGCCTTGCTGTCCGGCGCGCAATCCAGCTTTTCTTCATTGGCCTTCACGCGGCTTCGCAGCTCTATGACATCCTTACGCAGGGACCAGATTTCTTTGATCAGCCACATGGCCAGAGGGACGAATAGAATTTGAGCGAGACGTAGCAGGAAATTGAGAAGGTCCCAGTTGATTTCCATCAGCGGCCTCCACGTCGCAGCTTGGCGAGCTTGTCCATAAGCCCTTCGGGCTGCATTCCCGCTTCTGCCATTTTTTCAGCAGTGCGCTGCCCCGTGTACGAGCGGAACATGGCGGCGAAGGTAGTGCCTATGGTGCCGATGAGCCAGCAGACCACATACGTTATGACGTCTGCACTGGCGGGAGTCAGGCCACCCCATACGCAGGCCGCTACCACAAGCGGAACGGCGATAAAGCACAGGAGCAGAAAACCCCATGCATAGATGCGAAGCAGCTTGGGACGTGTCTGGCGGACGTACTCGTCCTGCGAGGCAAGTTCCGCCTTGGCAAGCCCCCGGCCTCCCTCAATGTCGGAGAGTTCGATTTCCGCCATGCGCTCCTTATGGCGCTGGCCGGCAAGTTCCAGCCGGGTACGTTGCTCAGGGGTAAGAGGCTGTGCTCCGGCCTCGTCCAGACCATCGGAAACCATAGAGAGGCCGTCCTTGATCTTCTTGCCGGTGTCACCGCCGACAGCTTCGGCAATGTCACCAACGGTATCGATCAGGCTGACAACCTGCCCGACACCCGGAATAAGCTTGAGCAGATTTTTACCAATGTTGAGGAGTCCCATACGCTACCCCCTCAATGCCTGTTCCCGCAGTTCCGTCACGGAATGCAGGCCATTCGTAGTCAGGTTCTGCTGGCCGTTGTGCCAGATGGTGAGCTCCTGTCGACGCGGCATAGTGTCAGGACCGGGGGAAGCGATGTGTACCCAGCGGTTATGCTCGTTGATCAGCTGCTTGTAGCCAAGGTTCTGGCTGCTGATGAACCGCGCCACATCAAGAGGACTGCGACCGGGAACGATAATGTCCGCCGCAAGGCCGGTGAGGTGATCGGAGGAGGGGGAACCGCCAATGTGGTCATTGAGCCACTTAGGCCGGTAGCCGCTGGAAATGGTGATAGGCCCCAGCGCTTCCCGTATGGGCTGCAGCAGGGTCAGGCAAAGGAACCGAAGATTGTTGAAAACCGTGGAGCCGAGCTCCACTTCGATGGGGTGGCCAAACCGCTCAGCGGTCTGACTCCGGGTGAATTCGTCGAGGAAGAAATTGGGGGACAAAGAAATACGCTGCATGACATCCTCCATAAGAGTGTGATGTCATGCAGCGTATAGGGGTTTTGTTAGAAGATCGGGAAATGAGGCAACTATGGCATGGAACGTACAGAAGGTAACGGGGGTTATCGCTTTGAAGCCGTGTAGAAGTTACCGTTCTTACTCCAGAACTCTAAATCACCTTGTGCATTGACAAGATAGTATTCGCCAAAGTCGTTTGGCCGCTCCAAGCGAATCTTGTTATCCTGCATCGTCATGCTGTATTCTTGTGTATTGGAAGAGCCATCTGAATAGCGATCAGAAACGTACA